GAGTCCGATGCTAAAGGACAAGAATTTATAAACAATACTTTAAACATGCCTGGAACTTGGATTAGAACTTCTTATAATACAAGAGGTAATAAACATTACAATTCAGAAACAGGTGAGTTATCAGCAGACCAATCAAAAGCATTCAGAGGTAATTATGCAGGAATTGGAATGCAGTATGACGCTGAAAAAAATATTTTTATTGGTGTTAAGAATTTTAATAGCTGGATTTTTAACGAAGATAATTGTCAATATGAACCACCTGTAGCATATCCTTCAGTAAAAGAATATACAACTGATGGACAAACTTATTTATATTCTATTTATTGGAAAGAAGATACAATATCATGGATTGGTATAGATCATTTGTTAAATGAACATGCGTGGAATCCAAACACTAGTAGTTGGTCTTAGAAACACTTGTAATTTTTAATTGCACATGATATTTCCTTGAAAAAGAAATATGAAGATAATTAAGAATTTCTTAGAAAAAAAAGAATTTACAGATTTAAAAAATTTAATGATGGGACCCAGCTTTGATTGGTATTACAATCCTTATGTAAATACAGAAGAAGATGGTCATTTTCAATTTACTCATATTTTTTGTGATGATGGTCAACCTAGACCTAATTTAAAGTTATTAAGTAATTTAATCACTAAACTTAAAATGAAAGAAATTTATAGAATTAAAGCTAATCTACTTACTAAAACAAATAATATAATTGAACACGGGTTTCATGTAGATTTTTTAAATAAAAATAAAAAATTAAAAACAGCTATATTTTATATTAATACTTGTAATGGATACACAAAGTTTAAAAATAATAAAAAAATTTATAGTGAAGAAAATAAAGTTTGTTTTTTCCCTACTAACACACCGCATAGCGGTAGTTCTTGTACAGATCAAAATATAAGAATTGTAATAAATTGTAATTATATTGTATGAATTTAAATAATTATTTTTGGTATTTTGATAGAGCACTTACACCTAGTTTTTGCGATAAAGTTATAGAATTTGGAAATTCATGTAGAGAAGATTTAGCCGGAACTGGAGGAGTAAAAGTTGAAGAAGCTTTATCCTCAAAAAAGAAAAAGAAAAATTTACTTAAACAAAGAAATTCTAGTGTAAGTTGGTTAACTGATTGGTGGATATATAGAGAAATAATGCCCTATGTTCATACAGCCAATAAAAATGCAGGTTGGAATTTTGAAATAAGTACACCAGAGGATATTCAATTTACTAAATATAAATTAAATCAACATTATGATTGGCATCAAGATGCATGGCCAAATCCTTATCAAGATAAAGATAATCCTAATTTAAATAATAAAATAAGAAAGTTATCGGTTACGTGTCAATTAACAGATGGCAATGAATACGAAGGGGGCAATTTATTTTTTGATACAAGAAACAGAGATAAAAATGTTACAAGTCTTATAGAATGTAAAGATGCTAGAAATAAAGGAACTATTGTTGTATTTCCTTCTTTTGTATGGCATAAAGTAGCTCCAGTTACAAAAGGAACACGATATTCTTTGGTAATTTGGACATGTGGAGAAATGTATAAATGAAAAATTTAACTATCGTAGGATCTGGAAATGCTGCTTTAGTTGCCGCACTAATTTTAAATACTAAATTTCCAAATTTAAAAATTAAAATAATCTCTTCTAAAAATATAGGCATCATAGGAGTGGGTGAATCCACCAATGAACATTGGGGAGAATTTATAAATTTTGTAAATTTAAATGTAAAAGAAATGATCAAAGAAACTGATGCAACTTTTAAATATGGTTTAGTTTTCGAAAATTGGACTAAACATAAATTTTTTCATAACACTATAGATTTAATAAAAAATTGTAAATGGGGTCAATATCAAGCTGGATGGGGATACATTGTTTTACATAATTTCTTACCCGTACAATACACAGCATCTCAAACTTTTGATTTTTGTATAAGCAGAGAATCTTTACCAAGACAGATACAGTTTAACTCTATTAAGATGAATAAATATTTAACTAAGATTTGTAAACAAAGAAAAATTACATTTATTGAAGATGAAATAAAAAAAGTAAATGTCAAAAAAGATAAGATTACTTCTATCAAAGGTAAAAATAAAATATATAGATCTGATTTTTTTATTGATGCTACAGGGTATAAAAAAGTTTTAATTTCAGCATTAGGTGCAAAATGGAATTCTTACAGTGATTGTTTAAAATTAAATGAAGCAATTGCTTTTGAAACAGGGGATACTAAAAAATATCCACCATGCACCATTTCAACAGCTATGGATAATGGCTGGATGTGGAGAATACCTACTCAAGGAAGATGGGGTAATGGATATGTATTTGATAATACTTATATCAATGCAGAAGAAGCTAAGAAAGAATGTGAAAAAGTATTAGGAATAAAAATAAAAGTAAATAGAAATATTAAATTTGATCCAGGTTCTTTAGATAAACCCTGGATAGGAAATTGTTTAGCTGTTGGATTAAGTGCAAGTTTTGTAGAACCTATTGAGTCTTCTTCTATTGGATCTACAGTTACTCAAGTGTTTTTAGCAATGCATTATATGACACATTGTAACCAAGAAGACATAGATTTTTATAATAACAAATATGAAAAAATTATGGAGAATATAAGAGACTTTGTTGTTTTACATTATTTAGTAGATAAAAAAACTAGTAAATTTTGGAAAGAATTAAAGAATAGAATTACCATTCCTGAGACTTTGTCCATTAATTTAAAAAAATGGAAAAACAGAATACCTATACAAGAAGATTTTCCAGGGGGTTATTTACTTTTTAATGTTTCTAATTTTACGCTTCTATTGAAAGAATTAGGTTTATTTGATATAAATAAAATAAAGAAAGAATTTGAAAATTGTTTAAACAGGCAAGAACAGGTAAATGTTGCAAAGACTATTGCAGAAAACTACAAATTTTGGAAATCTGATATTACTAAAATGGATCACAAACAATTTTTAAAAATGATAGATAAATTTTAATATGAATAAAGAATTTAAAAAGAAAAAATATTTAATAATAAAAAAAGCAATCAGTAAAGATGTAGCTGGTTTTTGTGCTAATTATTTAAGTCTTAAAAGACAGGTTTCTTTTACTTTATTTGCAAATAAATATTTATCTCCTTTTGAAGTTATGCATGGTAGATGGGATGATGAACAAGTCCCAGAAACTTTTTCTATATATGGAGATGTGGCTATGGAAGTTCTATTATCTAAATTACACAAACCAATGGAAACTTATACTGGTTTAGAATTATATCCAAACTATGCCTATGCAAGAATATATAAAAGAGGTGATATATTACATAGACATAAAGATAGATTTAGTTGTGAAATATCTACTACACTTAATCTTGGAGGTGATAATTGGCCTATTTATCTAGAGCCATCTGGAAAAGAAGGTATGAAAGGTGTAAAAGTTGATTTAAAACCAGGTGATATGTTAGTTTATCAAGGTAATAAACTTGAACATTGGAGAGAACCTTTTGCTGGAGAACATTGTTTTCAAGTTTTTCTTCACTACAATGATGTAAAAACTCCAAATGCTAAAGAAAATATTTACGATAAAAGAATACATTTAGGCTTACCTAGTGACTTTAAAAGAAAATAATTCCTTGTTTGTAAAAAATATATTTTTTTTATCGGGTCTTCCAAGAGCTGGAAATACTTTATTAGGATCTTTAATTAATCAAAATAATAAAATTAAAGTAACCCCTAATACTATTCTGTGTGATGTCTTATATCAATTGTTTATTTTAAAAGAAAATTTAATTTTTGAAAATTTTCCTGATCATCAATCATTTAATAATATTTTTAATAATGTTTTTGATAACTATTACAAAGATTGGCATTGTGAACATATTATAGATAGAGGTCCTTGGGGAACTCCTGTTAATTTATTTATATTAAAACAAATTATTAAAAAACCAAAATTTATTATTTTATATAGACCTGTGGTAGAAGTGCTAGCTTCTTTTGTAAAAATAGAAAAACCACAAAATATAGAAAAACATTGTAGTGAATTAATGGATGAAGAAAATGGAGTTGTAGGTAAATATTTATTTTCAATAAAAAATTTAATTGAAAATAAAGAAGACTATATTGTTATACATTATAAAAACTTATGTAAAAACCCAATAGTAGAAATAAAAAAAATATATAAATTTTTAAATGTAACTTATAAAAAAACAAACATAAAAAAACTTAAACAATTTTCAGTTAATGATATATTTTATAACGATAGTGTGTTAAAAGGTAAATTACATGAAATCAGAACAGATAAAGTTTCATACAATGAATATGATATTAAAAAAATATTACCTAATAAAGTTATAAAAAAATATTCAAACTTAGATATTTTATGAAAATTTTAATATTTGGTTTACCAGGATCTGGCAAAACAACATTTGCAAAACAATTAACTGCAGATACAGATATACCTCATTTTAATGCAGATGAAATAAGAGGAATGTTTAAAGATTGGGATTTTTCTTCTACTGGTAGAATTCGTCAAGTAACAAGAATGTTAGACCTATGTACTATTGCCAACAAAACTTGTGTTGTAGATTTTATTTGTCCTTATAATTTATATAGAAAAGATTATGATATTACAGTTTGGATGAATACAATTGAGTCAAGTAGATACGAAAATACTAATAAAATTTTTGAAAAACCCGATAAAGTTGATTATGAAATTAAAGACTATAACTATGATAATATAATAAAAAAAATTACTTATGAAATTAAAAATAAATAGAGTTGTAAAAAAATGGAAGCACGTTAATAAAATTAAAATTAACAACGAAAATTTTATTAAAAATCCAGCCACTTTTGGAAGAAGGTTTGCTATTCAAGAAGTTGAAACAAAATTATGGAAAAAAGCTTTTAAGGAATTTGGTTTAATTCCAAGTTGTATTGAGCCTATATTCAAAAACTATTTAGGCCATCATTTTAAAGATGGAGCTGCAACGCATATTCATAAAGATGGATCACCAAACGGTTTTGTTCATACTAGATGCAATGTGTTATTAAAAAAACCTCCGATTGGAGGAAACTCAGTAATAGATGGAGAAGAAATTAATTTAGAAGAAAACGACTTATGGTTAATTTTATCTAGTTTAGAAAATCATAGTTCTACTCCTATACAAAAAGGAGAAAGATTTATATTTTCTTTTGGAGGATTGGTACCAATAAAACAAATAGAAAGGATTATTAAATGATAAATTGGGATAAACCAACAGCGATGTTATTAGGAAGATGGCAACCTTGGCATCAAGGTCATCAAGAACTATTTAAAAAAGCTTTAGAGAAAACAGGGCAAGTTATTATTATGATAAGATCTATGCCTATAGACGAAAATAATCCTTATGATGTTGAAAGAGTGAAAGAAAGAATCAAATCCCATCTAAAAGAATACAGGGGAAAATTTGAAATAATTCAAGTTCCAAATATAACCAATATATGCTATGGTAGAGACGTAGGATATAAGGTTGAAGAAATAGTATTACCTGCTAAAATACAAGCTATTTCTGCTACAAAAATAAGGAAATTGAATGCTGCAAAAACTTAATTTTAAATCAGGTTTTAATAAAATGACCACGGCTTCTGGAGCCGAATCTCAATGGATTGATGGTGATTTTGTTAGATTCAGATATGGACTTCCTGAGAAGATAGGTGGATGGTCACAACTTACTGATACTAATAAAACATTGCCTGGAGTAGCACGTGCTCAACATGCTTTTACAAGTATTGCAGGTGAAAAATATGTAGCCATTGGAACATCTCAAGGTTTGTTTTTATATTTTGCTGGTGAATTTTATGACATAACACCTTTAGATAATGATGTAATTACAGGTGCAACTTTTGATGCATCAACAGGTTCTGCAACAGTGACTGTTAACAAAACCAGTCATGGTTTGTTAGATGGAAGATATGTAACTTTTTCTTCTGTCACTGTGCCAACAGGTTCAGGTTATGCAACATCTGATTTTGAAAATAATACATTTGAAGTAAGAAACAAAACTACAAATACATTTGAAATTATTATGCCTTCTACTTCAGCTGGAACTACATCCGGCACTGGTTCAGCACAGATTGATCCATATGTAGTTGTGGGTCCAACTTTTCAAACTGCAGGTTTTGGTTGGGGTACAGATACTTGGGGTTCGGATACATGGGGAACAGGTAGTGCAACTAGCAACGTGATTCTAGATCCAGGTCTTTGGAGTCTTGATAATTTTGGTCAAATATTAATTGCAACTATTCATAATGGAGAAACATATACTTGGAATGCGGGCGCAGCTTCACCTAGAGCAAATAGAGCAACAATCATGTCAGGAGCTCCTACTAAAACACTTTTGACTCAAGTTTCTGATAGAGACAGACATGTATTTCATTTTGGAACTGAAACAACTATTGGCAGTCCAACAACTCAAGATCCAATGTTTATAAGATTTTCTAATCAAGAAGATTTTAATACTTATCAACCTACTGCAACTAATACTGCAGGTACATTTAGATTAGATAAAGGTAATGAAATTGTTGGAGCGGTATCGGGTAAAGATTATACTTTAGTATTAACTGATAGTTCAGCCTATGTTATTCAATTTGTGGGACCACCTTTTACATTTTCTGTTAGACAAGTAGGAACTAATTGTGGGTTAATTGGTCAAAATGCTTTAAGCTATTCAAATGGTATTGTTTTCTGGATGTCAGGTGAAGGTGGTTTTTTCATGTATGACGGAACTGTTAAAGCAATGCCTTGTTCTGTAGAAGATTTTATTTTTACTACAACGGGAGATAATTTAGGAATAAATTATAACTCTAGTCAATTGGTATATTGTGAACACAATACTTTATATAATGAAATTAATTGGTTTTATCCTTCTTCAACATCAGAACAAATTGACAGATGCGTAACTTATAATTATGCAGAAAATTGTTGGACCACATCTTCTTTAGCAAGAAGTTCTTATTTAGATCAAGGTGTCTTTGATCTACCTTATGCAACACAATATAATAGAACAGCAGTTCCTAATTTTCCTATTCAAGGTATTACAGCTAAATATGGTGCTTCTACTTATTACGAACATGAAAAGGGAACAGATCAAGTTAATAGTAGTGGTACAACATCTATTGATGCCTTTATACAATCGGGTGATTATGATATTACTAATGCTAACAATATAGCAGATCTTAGAGGCGATGGAGAGTTTTTAATCTCTATGAGTAGATTTATTCCTGATTTTAAAGTGTTAACAGGTAATTCAAAAGTTACATTACTTTTAAATAATTATCCAAGTCAGACAGCTACTAGTTCACCTCTTGGACCATTTACAATAACCTCATCTACTGATAAAATAGATACTAGAGCAAGAGGAAGATTACTTTCTATTAAAATTGAAAATGATGCTACAGGTGAAACTTGGCGTTATGGTACTTTACGTGTTGATATTAAACCAGATGGAAGAAGATAATGGCTAAAATAAGTACATACATACCAGAACCAAAACAAGAATATGATGTTGAAAATCAAAGACAGATTTTACAAGCAGTAGATACAATTAAAAATGAATTAAATTTTTCATTTCAAGATGATTTAAAAAAAGAAACAGAAAGATTTACTTGGTTTAATATGAGGTTTGGTTGCTAATGAGTTGTAATAATGTCAACGTTGAACCTACAGTTATTGGTGGTGGTGATGGATCTAATGCTTATGATGCATTTGGAAGATTAAGAGTATCTAATCCATTTACTATTTTTGATAGTTCAAATGTAATGTCTAAAAACAATTTGTTTGATGAATCAACAACTGGATCAGCGACTGTAACTTACACAGCCAACAAGTCAACGGTAAACCTGAATTGTACAACAGCTTCTGGAGATAAAGTAATCCGACAATCAAAGCGAGTGATGTCATACCAACCAGGTAAGTCATTATTTATATTTAATACATTTGTAATGAATGCACAAGAATCTGGATTAGAACAACGTGTTGGAACTTT